ATAAATGTTGGAAAAAAAGCTTCTTTAATCATTTAAAAGGTTTGCCTCCAAACCAAACAACCAAAGATTGTCTAACACCACGTGTTACAGGGTTAACTCTATGATTTAAAAATGATGCAAATACAATTGCATGTCCTTGTTTTAATTCTGCAAACTTTCCTGGCGCCATAAGTTCTAAGTGTCCACCTTCAAATTCTGATGGATCATTTAATAATAATGTCATAGATATTTTTCTTACAGGTGGTTCATGTTGCATGTTTACATCGCAATCCATGTGCCAGTCATAAAACCCACCTTCTGGATATTCTGTAAACTGTGCGTTTTCCGTGACTCTAATATCACCAAAACCAAAATGATTTTCATTTGCTTTTTGTATAAATTTATCTAAGTCTCTATACATTGGTTGCATTTCTTGAAACGGAATCCAACTAACTGTTGTAATTCTTTTTTTTGTATCTGTTCCACCGCCTGGTTTACCCATACCCACTTTTGCTTGTTGTGGTGGTTGACGTCTACCACACTCTATAATTTGTCTACATTGTTCTGGTGTAAACAATGGTGTTGTTGTTTGTATAATCCAGCTCTTCCATTTAGGCTCTGTTATTATTTGGTTTTCATACATTACGTTACTCCTCTATTTTTTATCGGATCATATTCTACATCCATGTTTGCTGCTAATGTTCTTCTATATCCTGGTACATTAAAAGGATAAACACAATGTCTCATGTCGTACGGAAAAATGTAAAAATCTCTTTCTTTAACTTCAGGAGAATAGTCTATATGTGCAAACTGACCGTTTGATGATCCTAGTATTTGTAATCTTCCATTCATAGGTGTATCACTTGCAGAATATTCTTCTCCAAAAGACTCTGGTAATTTTAAAATCATGACACTAGATAGACCTGTATATAATGATCCCTGATGAACATGTACTGGGTTATACTCGTGTTGTTTCATTTGATTTATCCAAATAGAATTAAGATGTAATCTGTAATCTTTTACTTTATTCCAATTTAAATAATGAACAAACATGGATTGAAACCAATTTAAAACATCATGTGTTAATAAATTGTGTGTGTGCATCTTTTTATTTTTTTCGCCGTTAAAAAATAAACTATGTTCATTTTGTATTTTACCAACTAATTGTTTATTTGCAGGTGGTAGTTGTGAAAACTTTGTTTCATAAATATGGTTAATGGTATTATAAATATCTAAAGGCACTTGATACTTCAAAACAGATTGACCTAAAAAAATAAAATTAAAATTTAATGTGTCCATATTTTTGTTTTATTCTTTCTGGAATTTTTTCTATGTAAGGATTGTATACTTTTCTAATCCTACCATCAAATAACTTATGCATATTCTTTCCTACTATCTTATCGTCATAGCCTATACCATTAATATTTATTTGTTTCAAGTTTTCAAAATAATGTGGGTAATATGGTTCTTCTAAAAAATTATATATTTTTTTAAACTCTTTCTCTGGGTCTTTCACAATGTCATCATATTTTACGTAATGACACATATTAGGATAATTATGTGAGTTTTTAATTGCTTCTAATTCTTTTGCAACAGCTCCACTTTTATTCATCAATGCTAACAATTTTTCTTCATCATTTTTGTGATCAAATCTATTTGGAAACGCATCAGGATTTTCTGTATACCACTGCATATAGCTTGCCAATACATCTATTAAATCTCTAAGTAATACAATACACTTAAAAGGTCTTTTAAAATGTTTTTGTATTAAATGTAAATTAGGACCAGTCATTACAGGACCTCTATCTATAATTACTCTTTGTGGCCAGTCTTTGTAGTAATTGTCATACACTAGATCTAATACATTATCTAAAGATTTGTAGTCTGGGTAATTTAAAAATACATCTGTATTTTTTAACAAATGTAAATCTTTCATAATTTCTAGTGTAATGGAATTAGCAGTGGCTGCTATTTCTGGGTTTTGATTCATTACTGAGGCAAACAAGGTATTACCTGACCTTGGCATTGCAACTAAGAAGAAAAGTTTTTTATTTGTCTTTTGCTCCGAGGTCACTGGTCAATTGTTCTTTCTTGTTGTAAATCATTTCTCCTGATTTTTTAACTCTTTCTATTGTTTGTAGTTGTCCTAATACATTAAAGACTTCAGGTTGACTTGATCCTTGAGTCAAGGTCTCCGCTTTGTTTTTCATAATTAAATGATACGAATCTAATTGGTGCCTGTTAACATCTTGAGTATCAAATGATCCATCATCAAATTCTTTTTTTAATGTAGACCAAAGTTTAATTTCTCTCATTCTATCTTTAGCAACTAATTGCATGTTAGCTAAACCATATCTAGCTTCATCTAAATCAATTGTATACTTTTCTAATTTGTATTCGTCTTTTTCTGTATCAATCTTTTTTTCTAGCCATTTAACTTTTGCTTCTTGTCTTCTACAATCAAAAGATAAGCTCATTAAATTTTCTAAAAATACGTTTTGTTCTCTAACACACTGCCAATACTTTGCAGCCTTTGTTGGATACTTTGCATCTTGCAACACAGACATTCTCATTTCTGTCTCTGTTCTAAATACTTGTTTCTTGGTCCATGTGTCACGAAGCTCGGCTGTCATAGCCTTAAACTCTTTTACATCTTCTGGATCTAATAAGTTATTTAAGCTTGGCGCTTCTTTTTCAATTAGTGCATGTATGTTTCTTTTTTCTGTCATAATAATCCTTTCGATACTTTCTAATATAACTATTATTAGCTAGTTGTCAATGTTACAGCAGTTTCAGTATCTGTTGCTCCTGTAAATTCTTCTGTTGCACCTGTATTATTACCAGCACTATCAAAACCACCTGCAGCGTATGCAGAAGCAGTTGTACCACCTGTGCCTCTAAATCCTGCTTTTGTAGCAAGCAAAGGTGCTGTTGAACTCCAAGACGTTCCATTGTATAATTCACATAAATTTGTATTAGCTGGTGGGTTATTAAAATCTGGGTTTCCTCCTATAGCTAACGCAGCTGTTTGAATTCCCGCAGCTCCAAGAGTTCCTCTACCCTCACTCATAGCATTACTAGTTGTCCAAGAAGTTCCATCATAATGTTCAGTGTTACCTACAATTGTATAAGGTCCTGGAGATGTCGTACTACCACCAAAACCAACCGCCGCTGTTTGAGTTCCACAACCAGCCATTAAAGTTCTTCCAGCATTTAAATTTTGTTGTTCAGACCACGAGGATCCATTATATTCTTCAGTTTCATTTTTAACAGAGGAACCAGGCCCTGCTCCACCAAAAGCTAAACTAGCTGTTGTAGTTCCTGCCCCTGCCGCATTATTTCTACCAGTTCCTAAATCTGGTCCTTCTGACCAAGAACTTCCATCGTATATTTCATAAACAGTTGACGGTGAATCACCAGCAGAAGTATTTCCACCAGCAGTTCCTGCAGCTGTTTGTGGTCCAAAAGATGCGCCTGATCTTCTACCAGTTCCCATACTCGCAGTGTCCGTCCAAGAAGAGCCATCATATTCGTAAGTTTCAGTATTAACTGGTTCACCACCAAAAGCAAGTCCAGCTGTTTGTGTTCCAACTGATCCTATACCACCGTCTCTTTTACTATCGGGTATAGCTCCACCAGTTGCCCACGAAGCACTTGTTAAAACACTTGTGCTAAAATTATACTCCTCTGTTGCAGAAAGAAACGGACTATTACCACCCCAACAAGCTAGTGCGTCTGATGAAGTTCCAGCACCACCAAGATAACCTCTACCTTCAGATAGATTACCTGCGGCTGTCCAAGCGCTACCATCATAATTTTGTGCTAATGTTTGTAGTGCGCCTCCAGGTTTTGTTAATCCTCCAAACATTAAAGATGCTGTTTGTGTTCCAGCAGTTGAACCTGCCGTTGAATATCTACCTGCACCTAAACTATCAGATGTAGTCCAAGAAGTGCCGTCATAATTTTCTGTAACAAGAATCATTGTTGAAGGATTTGTTCCTCCAAAAGCAAAAGCTGCTGTCTGTGTTCCTGATCCTGCTAAACCAAACCTAGCTGAATTCATGCTACCACTAGATGTCCAAGAAGATCCACTATACTCTTCAGTGTTTGCTACTGCTGCTGTAACAAATCCACCAAATATAGCAGCAGCTGTTGATGTTCCTGCTCCTGCAGCAACTCTTCTTGCTGTGCCGATATTTGGCATGTTAGACCAAGAAGTTCCATTATAAGATTCTGCAGCGTTTGTGTTAGGTGGTGTAAAACCTCCAGCTGCAAAAGCTGCTGTTTGAGGTCCGTTAGCTGCTGCAACACGTCTTGCAGTATTTAAATTATTTCCTTCAGTCCAAGTAAAACCATTGTATTCTTCGGAACTGTTGTGTGTAGTTCCTGGAGATAAACCTCCAGCTTGAATAGCTGCTGTGCTTGTGCCTGATCCAAAATTTTGTCCTCTAGCACTATTTGCATTACCACCCGCTCTAAAACTACCAAATTTAATTAAAGCTTTATTAACCCCTGTGGTCGAGTTATACCAAACCTGTCCTTCTAATGACGATTGTAACGTCGGATCAGAAGATAAATATTTTATCCTTGTGCCTGTTATATCCTGGTAGTCTGACATTAAAAATCCTTACGGAAGAGTTATGTCACCTGGTCTAGTATTTCCTGGTCTAGCTTTTTCTTCATCGGATAAAGCATCCCAAGCAGTTTGTGCCGCTTGTATTTCAGCGTCAACCAAAGCTTGTGCTTCTTCCTTTGTTTTTTCAACACCGTTCTTTTCAGCTAACCACATAGCGCCATCTACATTGTTTCCAATAACCCAGATGTTTGCAGGATAACCTCTAAGAAAAAATTTTTGCCTGTCTTGTGCAGTAAAAAATCCTTTTCCAGTGTTTTCAGCTACTCCATATAAAAAGTGTGTAGACATAGTTTCTTCCTCCTTTTAAATTATTATATATTATATATTCGTTGTATCAACTGTTTTTATATTTAATGCTGTAGATCCTTGAGTATACTCTTCTGTAGCTGTTGTACGTGATGAATAACTTGTGGATCCTCCACATATCATACCTGCTGCAGTTCCTACAACTCCATCACATCCTACAATAACACGCCTTGTTGCTATACTTGCATCGGTAGCCATTGATGTTCCATTATATAAAAACGAATTTAAAGAATATCCAGTTGTTCCTGGAGAACTAGGTATCGGAGCGTTTTGTCCTCCAGCAGCTAAAAATAAAGATTGTGTTCCAAAACCCCCACCAATTGAATTTACTTGTAATCCTGATAAAGCTGTAGTCCATGAAGATCCATCGTACTCTTCTAAAGTAGAGGTGCTTGATGGTAAAGGGCTTCCAATATATCCTCCAAAAACTATTCCTGCTGTTTGTGTTCCAGCCGAAGCATCTGTATCACTGTGAAACTCGTTCAAAGCTCCACCTGATGTCCAATTAGTTCCATCATAGTGAAAAGTATTTTTAGATCTATAAGTAGCTGCAGGACCAGGAGAAGGATTTGGACCTTGAGATCCGGCACCATATACTGCTGCAGTTTGTATACCAAAAGCAGTATGGCCATCCATCGTAATAGGCAAAGCTGTAACGTTAGTCCATGATGAACCATCATATTCAAAAGCATTTGCAATATATGCTGCGTTTGGTGTTTGCCAAGGAGTACCTGTTGAATATCCTCCAGCTCCTAAACCAGCTGTTTGTGTTCCAGAGCCTGCACAACGAGAAACATTATTTCCAAGGTTTCCTCCTGCAGTCCACGAAGCACCATCATATTCTTCTGTAGATTTAATTTGAGGTTGACCTGCTGCCATGGGTAAATCATCACCACCAAAAGTCAAAGCAACGATTGATCCACCAGTTGAAGATCCCCCAACTCTTTTTCCTGAAGGCATATTTCCACCAGCTGCAAATGCAGATGGTGTAAAGACGTTTGTTGATGATGTAAATTCTTCTGTATCTCCGCCAACTGTTCCTGGAGCTGTTCTAATACCAGACATATAAATTCCTGCTGTACTAGATCCTCCCGTTCCACCTGCTGATGCAGAATTACCTAAAGCAGGTATGCTTGAAAAACTAGTGCCATCGTATGAGTTACATGTTGTGACTATGGTTGGGGGAGAAGATGATCCACCTGCAAAAACAGCCGCTGTGTTTGTTGCACCAAAACCTCTTAACCCTCCTAGTGTGGCTGGATAATTTGTTCCTGCTGTCCAATTCGTACCATCATATTCTTCTGTATTTGCAACTCTCGTAGTTGTAACTCCGGCTACAGCAACTGCCGATGTTTGAACTCCTGCATGTCCAAAACTATATCTTGCTGTATTCATGTTGTTAACACTTGTCCAAGCAGAACCATTGTATTCTTCTGTAGCATTAGAAGTTGTGGTTGTGTATCCACCATAAGCTAGTCCAGCTGTTTGAGTTCCGTTTCCACCACCATCATAACGAGATGTATTTAAATCTGTTTCACTGCCCCAAGATGACCCATCATATTCAAAAGACTCAGCAATATGTGTAGATGGATTTGATAAACCCATAAAAGACAAAGCCGCTGTTTGTGTTCCACAACCTTTGTTGTCTGCGACTGCAGCGGGTAAAGCTCCTCCTACTTGAAACCCTGCTCCATTATACTCTTCAGTATTTGCAGTAAAAGAAGGTGTGTAACCACCAAATATTAAACCAGCCGTCTGAGGTCCTTGATCAGCCGTACCACATCCAAAACGAGCCGTAACTATAGATCCGCTACTAGCCCATGCTTGTAGATTAAGAATATCTTTAAACTCACCTGTTGTAGAGTTAAACCAAATTTGACCTTCACCCTCGGCATTATCAAGGTTGGTTGATACTACCTTAATCCCTTTTCCTACTATTGCTTTATAATCTGTCATAATTTATTTTAAACTACACTAGTTGTTAATTGTCTAGCATTTATTACTGATTTTTCTCCTTCATATTCTTCCGTAACATTTGAACCATATGGAGTAGAACTAGGACTATTTTGTCCTAAAGCAACTATTCCTGATGTAGTGGTTCCTCCCGCTCCATGAAAAGATCTAAGAGAAGATAGATTTGCTCCACTAACCATATTTGTTCCATTCCATTGTTCACTTATACCTGGATCAACTCCATTTCCACCAGTTACTAAAGCGCTACTTTGTCCAGCAGGACCTCCTATGTGGGCTATAGCACTTCTTGCTGTATTTAAATTATTAACTTCGCTAAAAGAACTCCCATCATAGCTCTCAACATTAGCTGTAGTAGCAGGTCCTGAAGTTTCACCTCCAGCTGTTATTGTAGCTGTTTGAGTTCCTGCCCCACTATTTGCTCTTCTAGCAGTGCTGGCTGTTCCACCAGATGACCAACTAGTTCCATCATATTCTTCACAGGTTGTACCATATGGTGTTGGTGAACCTTGATCTCCTTGTAAAGCTAAACCTGCCGTTAAAATTCCAGTACATCCAAATTCATAACGACTTTGACTCATGTTATTAACACTAGTCCAAGATGATCCGTTATATTCTTCTGTATTAACTTTATCTCCATTACCACCACAAGCAACTGCTGCTGTTGTAATTCCAAATCCACCTAACTGACCTCTAGTGGTATTTAAATTTGGAGTGGCTGTCCAATTAGCTCCATTGTATTCTTCCGAAGCGTTTAAAAAACTACTTGGAGAAAAACCACCATAGACCATAAATGCATTTTGTGGACCTGCTCCTGTGTAACCTATTTGTCTTCTAGCAGTACTTGCATTTCCACCAGATGCAAATGCTGCACCTGTAATAATGTTTGATGATTGATTATATTCTTCTGTATCAGCTATAGTTCCTGGGTTTTTATCTCCACCTCCTGCGAAAGCAGATGTTCCAGTAAAGCCTCCGTTACCCATACCATAACGACCATTTGCCATTGTAGCTGGTGAAGTAGTAAAAGATGTTCCATTGTAAAGTTCTGTTGAAGTAATTTGTCCACTTCCAGAAGAAAGAAACCCACCAAAAGTTATGGCTGCTGTTTGAATTCCTGTATCAGCACCACCGTCATGATCTGATGAGGTACTTGGGCCTGCTGTCCAACTAGATCCATCATATTCAAAAGATGTTCTATTATCTCCAGCTGCCATGAAACCTGCCGTTAATGTTCCTGTTCCAGCTCCTTCAGTTCTATCTTGTCCTACTGGAAGATTTCCGCCTGATGTCCAATTAGTTCCATCATAATGTAAAGTTGTATTTAAATTTGGAACACCACCTGCAATTGCTCCCGCAGTTTGAGTTCCAAAACCAGCTGCACCTCTTCTAGCTGCAGGAAGATCATTTACCTCTGACCAAGAAGTTCCATTATATTCCTCAACTAATGCTTTATCACCAGGTGCAGGGCTAGCATATCCACCAGCTCCTAGTCCAGCTGTTTGAGTTCCAAAACCTGATAATGTATAACGACCAGTTCCTAAAGCTCCACCAGCTGACCAACCTGTTCCATCATAGTTTTCTGTTGCAGTGCTTTTTCCTGATCCTCCAAAAACAATACCTGCAGTAGCTGGAGTATTTCCACTACCCATATTAAATCTTGATGTGGCTAAAAATCCAGAACTTGACCACGCTTGAAGTTGAGGCAGACCTTTTAATTTTCCTGATGTAGTATTATACCAAATTTGACCGTCTAATGGGTTTGATGGGTCTGAACTGACCTTTTTTATTTTTTGGCCTACAAGAGATCTATAGTTAGTCATCTAGTCTCCTTAATTATTCTTTAACAGCCAGCCCTGTGTTCCGTCTACGTATACTAATGTGTTTGCTGCTCTTTCTGTTGCAACCGTTAGGTTGTTAGTTGAACCTACGATTTTTTCTGAACCGTTTGAATCTACAGTTAAATTATTTGTATCAAAAGTTCCTGCGTAATCAATAAAAGATACCTCATCACCAATACTACCTGCAGGCAAATTCATGGTAATAGCACTAGATGATGTATCGATAAAATAACCTTCACCAGCTACTGCTGTGAAAGTAGAAGTTTTAACTGCTTGCCAAGAAGTACCACCTGATACTTCAGCAAAAGATAACTGTCCAACACCTGTTGCACCTGAACCAGATACTGATGCTACTTTTAAAAATCTGTCTGCTGTTACGTTTCCAGTTGGAAACTTAAGTTCATACGACTGCCCAGAGCTATGTGGGGGTGACGTAAGTTTAATCCCGTGGGAGTTAGATTCACAATTGAGCTGAATTGAACCTGGGTTTGTTGCACCCAAAACTTCTATAAGACCTGTTCCTTTAGGTCCAACTTTTAAATTTATATTAGAATCACCACCTGTTGCTTGAATAGATGGTCCACCGCCTGTTGCAGCATTTGTTATATC